AAAAAACCAGCGGCCAAGAAAATAGTTATGGCCAGAAAGAAAATCTAATCATGTCTAACCTTACCGACCAAGAGCTAGAAGATATCGTGGAGAAGGTAACCGAGAGGGTGATCGAAAAGGTCTACACCTCGGTAGGTAAATCCATTGTGACTAAGTTCTTTTGGATCGTAGGGGTAGCTGCTGTTGGCTTGGTAACTTACTTGGCTAGCATGGGCCACATCAAGGTGGGCTAAGGATGTGCCTGATCCATATGGAATAACTGAGGGCGTTAAGGCCGTTACCAGCAGCATCAATGAATCGGTAAAAGCAAGCAAAGAATTATCTAAAGCGATTGACGGGGTATTAGAGTTAGCAGACTCAGCAGCAAAAGAAAGAACTGAGTCAAGAAAAAAAGCTAGGCAGGTTAATCCTGATACTGCAACAATTATTGAAGCAGTTGATGAGTGGCAAAAACTTTTAATAACTAGGCAGTCAGAGGCAAAGATTCAAGAGCAGATTACTAAGAAATACGGTAGTCGCGCCTGGGATGAGATACAGGGCATTAAAGCTAGAAAGCAATGGGAAGATCGGCAAGACAAATATTTAGAACAACACGATAGAAAAGTAGCTAAAAGTACTATGTTGTTGTGCTACATATTTGCGGCTTGGATTGCTTACGAATGTACTTGGGGTATGTGGAAGTGAAAAATGATTTTGATATGTTTATGTGGGCTTGGGTTGTTGCCACAGCAGCCTTAGCTTTTGGTATTTATTTATTTAAAGGTTGATATGTTTACTTTACTTACTACTCTCGTATCGTTTCTGGCTGGTGGCCTGCCAAAGCTGATGGATTTTTTTCAAGATAAATCAGATAAAAAACATGAGCTGGAGCTGGTCAAGATGCAGACTGAGCGTGAGATGCTAATGCTCAAAGAGGGTTACATCGCACAGGCTAAGGTAGAAGAGATTCGCACAGAGCAGATCGCTATACAGTCAGCAGAGAAGGAGCGAGAGGCGCTCTATGCCCACGACATAGCTATCGGCCAAGGCGCAGCGCAATGGGTGATTAATGCTCGCGCATTTACCCGCAGCTTTATTACTTACGGCCTGTTTATTCTCTTTGCTTTTGTAGAGATATTCGGATTCATGTATGCCTGGCGTACTGGCGTAGACTTTACTATTGCGCTCGATGCATTGTGGGATAACGAGACTCAAATTATCTGGGCATCAGTCGTATCTTTCTGGTTCGGAACTCAGGCTTTTAAATCAAAATGAGTCTGGAGCACCGCGTCATTGAGATGATTAAGCACCATGAGGGCGTGCGTACTAAACCGTACCAATGCCCTGCTTTAATCTGGACTGTAGGCGTAGGCCACGTAATCGACCAGTCGCATATCAGGGTAAAGCTAGAGGAGCGCAAGGCGCTGCCTATCCCTGCTGGCTGGGACAGAGTGCTATCAATGGGAGAGGTTGATGAGATGCTTGCTAAAGATTTGGGCAGCTTTGAAGCCGGGGTACGCAGACTATGCCCTGATGGCCTTACTCCTGGTCGCCTTGGTGCGCTGACCAGCTTTGCTTTCAACGTAGGCTTAGGCAATCTACAGCGCTCTACGCTTAGGATGAAACACAACAGAGGTGATTACGAGGGTGCCGCCGAGGCCTTCTTGGATTGGACTAAGGCTGGCGGCAAGGTACTCAAAGGATTGGTTACAAGGCGCAATGATGAGCTCGCCCTGTACCTTAGTTAACCCTCAATAGCTAGCTTACGTTTCTGCTTGTGGGCTGCCATGCCAGCCTGCTGCACCGCGGTTAGCATCTTTAAGACATCCGCATTTAACGTATTGAACTCACCAATCTTTTGGATCTTAACGTCTTTGGCTAGGCGCGAACGGGCTACCTTATCTGCCATCTCGTTATAGCGATCCATCCATGCCGTCATGCCATCATGCAGCTCGGATGGTTTGCCGGGGATGTTTAACTTAAAGGTGCCAGGCGGCTGTATCTGATCGGATACAATATCAACTGTTGTATTTTCGACACACTCAGCAGCTGGTATATCCAAAGAAACTACCTCTGAAACTGACACAGATGGGATAGCATCAAGCGGGTTAGCGTGCTTGATCTGAGGGGCCTGTGGCGGCGCCGTATCGTCTGGGTAATCCTGAGCCTCCTCGACCGTGATTAAACCCTTCAGAACGTCAGGAAACGCGTCTCGTAGGGCAAAGCCACGGGCTCGCATCTGTAGCATACGCTTGGGGTACTGAGTCCAAGGCCCTTGCTTATTCCACAGGCCAGCGCGCTTGGCATCCTCAACCGAATACTTGCTGATGACCTCGGTACGATTCTTACGCTTGGCCACGCAGACCGCGATTGGATTACTTGTACCCTCGCCCTCAAAGTACTCCTTCACATCCTCGCAGACGGGTGAGTTCTGGACTAAGGCCATTGCCGCGTCACCATAAACGCTTGGCTTACCGTTGATGGTAGCGATATTCTGCAAGGCCTGTAGTGGTGCCAGGCCGAGCTCGTATCCCCATTGCACAGCGACCAGTACATCCTCTGGTTTATTTTGGTATGCCTTGGGAACCATCGTGCTTTTACTCAGCATATTGCTGAAGTCGATAGCCTCTGTCATTGTCTGCGGGGCAAAGCCCTGGTGCTTAACTAAGTTGCTCATTTGTTACCTTTCAATAATTTTCTAGCTGCGATCTCGCGCTGGAGTATGTGCCAAAACGGCGATTTAATAATCTTCATAATTGCTTAATGGTTAAAGTGGACTGACGTATCGAGTACGCCTCTTTTGCTGGTGTAATCGTTGCTGGCTTTGCCTTGTAACTACGGACTGGCCAGCTTATTTGGTACTGCCCTGCTACGCCGTGAGTATGGTTCTGCATAATGCCCATAATCTCAGTCTGTATCTTGCTGTTTTCATCTTCTGCCTTTGTAATTTTTGCCTTGTTTTCCAAAAGTAATTTGGTCAACTCCTCGACATAATTATCTAAGACTACTGGCTCATCATCTGAGCCTGAGCTGAAAGTACGAGCTGCATCCTTTGGATTGATAGGCGGGTAGTAATCAATCTCGCCTGTGTTTTTCCAACGGTCTAGCTTGTCTTGAAACTCCTTGCAGGTCTTTTCGATCAGCTCTAGCGTTGCTGGGTGTTGCTTGAATAGGAATATACGCAGCTCTGTACCTTGGTATAGCGTAGCAATCGCGCCCCAGGTCGCCTTGTAGATCGCCATCTGTGCTTGCAGCTGTATAGGGCCTCTATACAGGGGCAGCACATCCTCCGCTGGCATTGAGGTTAGCTTAGCCTCAATGATGCCTGTACCACTTAGTACTATAGTTTCGCTGCCGACCACGTAAATGCCCTTCTCGGAATCTGTAAAGACCTCGTTTACATTTCCTGTGGCTGTGCCGTCCAAAGAGCAGCACAGAGGCCACTTATCGTGAAAGTAAGGCGTAGGGTGCTCGATCTCCAACTGGCTGCATCCAAGCCTGTTGGCGGCCTCCATCAGGATTGTGGGTTCTAGCCGATTACCCCATGCCATCGCCTCGTTGCCGATGTCTGGCGTGTTAATACCTTTTAGAAAATCAATGGATGATAGCAGCTCATCATTGGGCGATCTGTACTTGCTCATGCCGCAGACCGCGGGGATCCGGCTGGCTGAGAGCATATCGTTCGGGGTGACTTTACCTACCATTTTTTATACCTCTGTTTCTGTTTTATGGTCTAAGAGTGCTGCCAGGCTGGTTGCGTATACCGCAATGTCAGCGCTAAGGTTTGATGCGGCCTCGTAATCGCGACTCTCTGCGGCTGCGTAGGCCTGCTTGAGCAGGTTGCTGATGGCTAAAAAGTAACTAGCGTAATTCATTTTTTACCCTCCTTCATGGCTGCCATTTTGGGTGAGCTTTTGTAAATGTACCGTTTCCACTTGTGCGTTACGTTATCTGGATCGCATTCGTAGAAGTCGCTAATGCGCCAGCCGCTGCTGCGTAGCTTGTGGATGTAGTGGGCTAGCCGGGTGATGCCGTACTTCTCGATTACGTCCCAGCTTGTAATGCCTTTGGCTCGGCTGCGCTTTAGTTCTGATTTAACTATCTCAAATTGTGTTCTCATTTCATTCTCCTTTCGTTACGAATAGATATGGTGCGATAGAACTCCCACTTCTTTTGGATCTCTTTGTCCTCGGATGGCGGTACAAAGCCATGCCGTTTAAGGGTGCGGCTTACGTCTGTCTTTGCTGCTGGGGTATAACCTACTTCTGGATTAAGAATATTCATTGCTGCTCCTTATGCCATTACTACGATTACTACGAACGCCAGGAAGGCCACGGTACCGATAACCTT